TCCATTCGTAGTATCGCACACATCAATAACAGTTGCGTTTGCAAAACCGCCAACATTAATGTCATCTGCAAACTTTAAATCACCTGCTAATTCCGTTGACGGAGATGTGTCACTACAATGAATATGGATCCTTGTAATCGTTAGAGCCGCGTCCGCTCTAATAAGCGGTATTTGTGCTCTTTGCGCATAAACAGCTTGTGGATTAGACACTAATCCACGTAATCTAATTGTCGTGTCTCCCACACTCGGAGCAGTGCTCTCCCACGCTGTCCCGTTACTTGTTAGGACGTTACCGGATGTACCAGGGGCTACTAAGGCAAGATACAACGTGTCGAAATAAGTTTTCAACGCGGCTTTGATATTAGCCCACGTTATCTTTTTCATCTTTTGACCAACTACGGTCTCGGATATGTCATGGTTCAAAAATGTATCACCGTCAGCAGGTGTAGTTATTTCTGTGTAATCGTCCCAGTTTGCCATTAGTAACCTAGTCCTTTCATGGTAGTGTTTATTTTTTCCATGTTGTAGAATTTTACGGACACTTGAAGTAATCCAAGTTGAGCATCTTTTTATCAATTTCAATTTTATCTATTATGTTTTGGTAATCCTGATTAAAGTTTTTGTTTATTACAAGAGATGGATGTTCTTCAATTAGCTTTTTAAAAGATTCTAATCCGTTACACTGTGCATACAAGTCCTGCTTGTAATAATCAGTTAGGGTCATACTTTTTTCTTTTATTGGTCGTATTTGTACTTCTTTAATTTTCAATAAAGATAGCGTATTGATTACTACAAACAATACTGTGGCTAGAAAAACGTAGAATATGTTTTTTTTCATTTTTATCTCCTCTCAATTACATAATCATTGCCATAAAAGTAGATTGATCTGATGCAACAAGAGATTTTATACTCATAAATGCGTAATAAAGAGTATAGCCAGAAGTGCCCCAAGTTACTTCAATAGCAGCCGATTCACCAGACGCCTGTCTGTATCCCTCATAATAATTTTGAATGTAAGTTATTGTTGTTCCATCAATTTTAATTCCTGTAATATTTCCACTTGATGTTCCTGTATATCTAACCGCGATACAAATTACAAAATCATCATAAGAAGACGCAATAGATGTTGCCAATGGCGTTGTAGATGTTGTTCCATTAATTTCTCCCGCCCTAACCCCATTTGTTCCACTAAAATAGATAAACTGTGTATCAAAACCACCAAGTGTATAGTTTCCAGCTACTGGAGAATCAACATAATAAATGCCAACATAGTCAGATGATATAGACCCAGCAGTCATGGCGGCGCCTGTTAATGTTGGCGTTGATATTCCGGTTGGGCTGACTCTATGACAAAAACCAATAGCCATGGTTGTTCCAACTGGTATTGTTATTGTATTACCAACAAGAGCGAACTGAGAGCTAATATATGCTATTGCCATAATTCACCTAAAAAGAAAATCCCAAAGTAACGACTAATCCTTTTGGAGCAGTTGTGCTTGTACCGTCAATGTCAATTCTGATAACATCGTTAGTTGCCACATCATCTTTTGTAGTATCTATTACAGCGGGGGTTGCCGCGGTATTACTTCCAGTTTCTCCTGAATCTATTGTTATCCTTGTTGAGAGCATATCAACAGCATCTGTCAAGTTATGAATTTGAATAGTGGAGACTCCTGTCGTTCCTGCGGTAACATCAAAAGCATGAACATAAACTAAATTCATTCCATTTAATTCTGTTGGAATATGAAAGTATTTTTTTCCATCACCCGTTACCCAAGAAGTACCTGGTGCAACAACCTCTATTTCAACATAACGAATTAGCGTCCTAAAATATCTAATATTATCTTGAATAGCGTTTAGTTGTGCCGCGGTCAAAATATTTAATGGTACAAAAACATAAGGCTCTGTATATGCCATTTTACACTCCCAACAAATCAGTATCTAAAATACTGGTATCTAATATGAATCCGGTCACAATTTGTGCCTGTGTCAAATACCATATAGCATTCACTAAAACGCCATCACTAATTGGTATCAACTCCTTGTCAATTCCGTTTACTATGAATCCGGTATCAATACCTGTTTGATCTTCTTTTATTGTAACATAATCACCAGGTTGAACTACGAGAGCGGCCTCCATAAGCGCATCTGATTTATTGCCGATGATTTTACATGAAGTAATATTTGATCTTGGAACTGAATACCAATCAGAATATAAACTAGCTATGCTTGTTCCAACCACTTCATCTTCTTGGTATGGCATATTTACATTTAATGTTTTACCAAACGCTTGACCTGTTAATTTACTTGTTGGAACAGGCTCGTACAAATAAATACCCTTGCCTCTCGGGAAGAAATACCATAAATAACCAACAACTGAAGCGTTATTTGTAACCGTTACATCAAATGAATTAGTTCCATCTGAGTATGAAAAACTAATGTTTGCGTTTAGATTATTACCGCTTCCTGACACAGACGAAAACTTATAATCAGTATCAGCAACTGGAGTAACTAAAGACAATGCGGCTACTTTAGTTGCGCGACCGTTAGGGTCTCTCAAAGTCATAGTGAATGTTTTTGAAGTACCAGGATCTACTTTTAGAGGCGTATTTAACTGCCACAACACAACATCTGTTGCGTCTATTTGTGCTGGGTAAGTAACAACACTAACTTTTTTGATCAGACTAGAATCATCCCTAATAACAGATAATCCAGACATTGTATTATCTAATGCAGCAACCGGAGTGCCAGGATTTAGGATATTTTGACGGTTGATGTAAGTTAGCGTCTCTGAATAAGTCGTTCCGCCTCTGACAAACATCTTGCCCAAACCAGACATCATCATTTTCTGGATTACCGTAATGATGTGACTAGTTCCTTTTGTTTCATCATGGAAAGCATAGGTATATTGATCGTTACCAGTGTCGAAGTCTATAGCTTCTGGCTGTCTAGGTAACTGTGCCAAAAGAGTAGTGAGTAATTCGTCATCCCTTTTATCAGTCTGAATATTGACGTTCGTAAAATCAGTATTATAAAAATACTGCATAAAATCTAACGCTTCAACATAAGTTATTCTCTCTCCCATGCTACCAGCCGATGGTTCAATGGTTGATATACTACCACGCCACTGATAATATGTTATGGCGTTTGAGACTAATCTAATCCTGATAGGCTGATTCTGTACGAAACATTCGTCTGCATTTACGTGATCTGGTGAGTACAAACCAGCTACGCCTTGGCTATTGCCTATTGAGTTGTCAAACGCTAATCTTAGTACACCCTCATCCGCTACCCGTGCCTCAATGTCATTGTTCGGGTTGCCGGTTGAATAACTTACTGGCATTGTAATTCTAATATCACTTGTTATGTCAACCCACCCACTTAATACCTCAATAGGGTCGCCGTCTGGATCGTTAATTATCAGCCCGTCTGGATCAAGTAACGGGCTGTAACACTCAACATCTACGTATAAAGTCGCGCTAGCCATATTTCTCCAACTGTCTTATTTCTCGTGCGATTGTTTTTGGTAGCGAGCGTAGTGTGGTAATTAGAACGTCGTTATTACCCATCGCTTTATCGTTTGGAATAATAGTTCCATTTGTAGAAGGGATAAACGGCTCTGGCCCATTTTCGCCAACCCAATACGATTGACCGGCGTAAACTGGTCCGCCAGAGGCGCGACCACTATAAATATTTCCATATGACGATCCTGATGATGATTTATTAAGTGCTGTTTCAAGCGACTGAATTAGATTCGTCTTAACCGTAACAGTAGAAGAAACTTCGCTTGGTATTGTATTCAATCCATTAACTAAATTTTGTATGGCACTTGCGCCACCATTAACAGCGACTGCAAATTCTTGTTGAGAAATAGTTCCATTTGCAACAGCGGTTGTTAATGTATTTAATGCAATCGCCTCATTGGCGTTTGCCTGGGTGAATATTCCCAAAGACACACCCATTTGTTGAGCCATTGCAAATTCAGCATCAGATATGCCGTCAACTGATAATTTAGTCAGTAAATTTGAGTAGACTATTTTCTTTGTGGCGTTTTCGTGGTCTACTGCGTTTTGGGCATATTCGTCTGACAGGTTTTGATAATCTGTCTGAAGCGCCTGTACCTCTTCTGAATTTTCTCCAAACTTTACAATAGCGTCCTCAATTTTTTGAGTTGTTTCCGATAGTTTATCGTTCAATTCTGATTGTTTTTTTGTAAAATTATCATCCTCTGATTGTAGCGTTTGCATCAGAGATATTTCAGTTTTATAAATTTCCGACAATAAATCAAAAGCGGCTTGTTGTTCTTCTATTGAATCTGTTACTTCAGCCATTGCAACGGCTTGACGGTTTTGAGCATCTACTATTGCTGTCGCTTGCTCGCCAGCGCCAACAGCAGAAGTTGCTAACCCATCGGCAAGTAATCTCTCTGCCTCAATTTCAATGTTAACTTCTCTAATTAATTTTGATAAAGGCTCAGCATAATCTCTCCCTATTGCAATTCCTAATAATTTATAATTATTTTTAAGAATGATCTGGCTTACTTCCAAGTCTTCTGCGCGCGCTATTTCTTCATCTGTCAATATCAATCCATCAGCAACAGTTCTGTATTGTTCTTTAAGAGAATCTGTATTTTGATTTAAAATCTCACCCCACTCACTTGAAGCTCTGCCCAAATTCTTCGTCAGGAATAATTGTCGATCTTGTCCCGTTGTAAGTTTTTGGTATTCTTTAGCAAGTGAGATTAATGTATCCTCACTTAAGGATTTACCCTCTTGCGCAAGTTTTCTTTGAGCAACCGTCAATTGTTCAACAGTAACCCCATATAGCTTTGTTACCTGAATTAATCTGCTTGTTTCTTCAGAACTCTCGCCAGTAATATTCGAGAGTGAATCAACCTCTCCGGCATATTTTATAAAAGTTCCGATAGTTGCATCGTAAGTATCTTTTAATCCCTGAATTACTTGCTGGCCTATCATAATAGCGTTATTCAATTCAGTAAACGAAAATCCAGCACCACGCGCTGCGCTTCCTGAATTCTTAGTAGAATTTTCAAGCTTATCCGTTTCATTTGTAATCTGTTTAATTACACCGGACGCTTGATCTATTGCTTTAAGCGCTATTTCAATTTGATTAGCCATTTATCAATTCCATTTCGATTGCCAAAATTCTTGCGTGTTCGATCTCATCTGCCCAGCCTGGATGATCGCCCATCCACCTAGAGGCGTTGTCTGTTTTCTTTTGACTTTCTATTGAAAAAACTAACCATCTTGCGTATTCCATTCTGCGATACTCGCCTGCAGATAGCGATCTTCCAAAAACAGCTTGTACTCCATATTTATCACATGCAAGATAGTTATTTACTTCGTTTGAATGGCCTTTGCCTTCGCAGTACGCAAAGACTTCGGCCTTCAGGCGTTTGGGATGTCGTTTGCATCCGATACAAGTTTCATAAATTCTTTATGCAACCAACCCATAAAAGACAAGAGCGGGTAAACTGGCTTGAATGGTTCTACGCTAAAATCGCGTTCTTTTGGCAAGTTTTCTATTTTCCACTCACCTGTTAATAGTTTCTTTTGAACAGGCCACATTACAAGCGCGTGCGTGAATGCAGACTTACCTTTAACAGATAACGACATATCTGAATATTCAGCAAATTGAGGTAATGTCAAATAATCAGGAAATTCAACCGTTCCAGGGAATTCTTTTACAGGTGATGTTAAAATTTTACTCATAATACTCTCCTTGTGAGTACGGGCATAGCCTGAATTGGAGAGTAACCCAAACCATGCCCGTTACCTCTGAATTATCCCCAAGTCGGTTTTGTTGATCCCATTACTGAGAAGTGACAAGAACCGTGCTTAATTTCGCTGTTTGGGGTGGCGTTAGTATTGAGACCGTCTAACATATATTCACCGGTCAATGTCTGACCCGCTGATTCTGGCTTGATCGTTACGGTCTTTGAGGTACTTGAATTTAGAATACCTCTTAGAATTGTAGTAGCGCCTGAAGTGGTAGCAGTGTCATATAAGAATTCAAAGGTTAGACCTACAATCGGCATACCTGGAATCTTATTCTCTGAACCGTCGCCAAAACCGGTCACCGCAACCGCGCCGGCATCCTCTTGAATCTCATACGACACAATATCGGTTGAGACTGTTTGGGGTGAGCCTGCCGCATTATCAATAGTGATTACCGCGTCCTTAGCTGAAAACTTTGTCATAATATTTACTCCTTAAACTGATTGCCAAAAGTGAATTGAAAAACCTAGTGTTTGTACGGCTGCCGATTTTGTAGCCAATACCCTAATAAATTGATTTATAGTCCCGGATGCAACCGTGACCCTCTCCGAAGCCCTTGCAGAACCGTCGATTGTAAACGTAACCAGGTCGGCATAAACCCCGCCCAAAGTAGTACAATGCTGAATTTTAAATACGGTTGTTTCAGACGCCGGGGGAGTCCATACGTGTAAAGTTCCAGAGCATAAAGCAGTTACGGGTGCTGCGTTTACTTGATAACCCACTCCAGTGGTGGTCGCGGCCGTCACGCTAGCGTGCGCAAGCGCGTACCCGTGCTCGATCGCTTTATTGTCACCGTATGACTCAAATACAAGATTACCAACTCCGATTGCACCTTTTGGAGTACCGTTAGGCGAGTAGTTTCCTTGTATAGTCGGCATTGATAGCGTTCGATTTCCTAAGGCATAGCCCTCGGGTAAGATAGTTACGTGTCCATTAGGGCGTGATGCTAAAGCGGTATGCACTGTGTTTGCGGTGCTATCCCAAAACAAAGTAGCGTTGATAGAAGCGCTCGGAAGGCCCGGGATATAATTCTCGCATTCATCCGTAAACCCTTGCACCGGTATTTTTCCAGCGTCCTCTTTTACGTCAAACGCAGAAGCGTAGGTACTCAGGTTATACCCGTTGATTAAGATAATCGCATTTTTACCGGAAAATTTACTCATTGTTCAACCTTTCCCGCATTGTGACACTTACTGTAAATCCGTGAAAGTAATTTCCAGACGGATCTTGTATTGCACCAAACTCACCAATCGAAACGTTTTCTACATCCAAGTCCGTTAGATCAAGAGTAGTAAATGCTTTTTGGATAGCGTCTGCTTTTGTACTCATACCACTGTAAATGTCTGATAATGTTCCTGCTCCCACGGCACAATGCAAATAGATATACTTATAAGTCCTTGAAAATATCCATAATCTTGTAGAAGCAGTGCCAAACGTGGCGGGTCCGTCAGATGGGTCAGCATTACCGCCCGTTATCCATCCATCCGGGGAAGGGAATAAAATAGCATCGCTTAGTGTGTCTCCTGCTTCTGGAATTCCTGTTAAATCGTATATTGTCACTCCAGAAATAGAGAGTGCGGCAATTCCAGTTGCAACGGATGTTGAAGAAAACGTCATGTTAAACTCGCATACTTATTTAGAATAGACCTTGCAGATACCGGAATATCTTTTGGTGTTATGACAATCCCTGAAGGTTCTACGACTGTCTCACTGGACATATTTTCACCAAACCGCCTCTTGTACCAGGCGCTTGCAATTTCAAGACAAGCCTCTTTAATGTCCATAGGAGCAGATGACGTATAGCCCCAAGAACCAGAAATTGATAATACTTGTTCGCTATTTCCGGAAGTATCAAACTCCCATTGAACCGTGCTGGCTTCTTTTAACTTAACCGCGTATTTAGGCGTTGCGTTTGCAGGTTTCAAAAGATAATCACCTGAAGTAACTTCTACACCGTCACCGTTAGTTATTTTTCCAACAGATAAAAGCCAGTCATCCTCAATGTCTAGTTGATTTCCATAGGGCACGTCATACTTATTAGTAGCCGCTCTTGCGTAGAACGTTTTTCTTGTCTGGTTGTCAATCAATCTACTCGCAGACTCAATGATGTTTTCTACCACGGTAACCTGTGCCGTTGTCAACGCACCGGTACTTGTCTTCGGTGATGTATAAGCAAAGAACTCAGCAGAAGTACAATATCCATTATTGATTGTCATCTTCGCCTAATCCTTTAAATGTTGCGGATTGTGTCCACATCATAAAGTCCATTGATCCTGTGGGAACATCGCCGATTATGTGTCCTGCGATTACCGATCGATCTACATACGGAGTGAATCCGGCAAGTCTGGCATGTTCAAAGAAATTCCGATCCTCACCGCCACCACCGTAATCATCATCCCAAACGAACCACAAATCCTTAACCTCTTCGCGCATTTTCTCAAATACAGACCGATGAATTAGTACACATGATGTTGACGTGAAATCGACTTCTACCAAAGCGTCTTCTGGTTGCGGGTCAATAATGTGCGGCCCTGGTTGTATGTCTTTTAGGTGTTCAACGAACCATTGTCTTGTCTCTAGTATCTTTTGACCGTAAGGTCTTTGACCTGGCACGTCACCTCTCCAGATATGAGGTAATTGAGGGCTTTGACGGTGAAATACAAGAGCGGAAACTATCGGTTTATTCCATGACATTAATCTAGGTAATGTTTCAGGTAAAAACACAACATCATTATGACAACTGAAAAGATAGTCAGAATCAGAATCTAATAAGTCTTTAACTACTTTATTCCATGAATATTTCACGTTGTTTGCCCCGCTCCTGACAAACTTCATATTACAGTTGTCAGGGGCGCGCATGTTGAGCCATGATTCTACGCAAGGCCAGCGGGGGCTCTCCGCCGCTGGTACCCATAGCGTAACTTTAGTCATTGGCTGTAATTACCGCTGATAACGAAGTCGGAGGCCGGTTGTCATAGTTATCTATAATAGCCACACAAGATAACGGGCAATTACTAGAATCCATTTGACCGGAAACTAATAGCCATGGTTTTGCTCTGTCAACGTTCACATCCAAAACGGCGGTCTTGCCGTTAATCGCTCCAGAAGTTAAAGCACCAAACGATGCACCGGCGCGAGTGTAAGCGGCTCCAGATGTAGACGCCTTCCAGATACCCAAACCAGACGAAACGGCGGCATCAGCGAGAGGAATGCCAAAAGAGAAAACGAACGCAACCCTATCGGCTCCAGTAGCATTGATCTTTACACCAGTAAGAGCGCCGCTGGTTGTAACCGGACTAACGGCATTTACCGCGGCTTTGTACTCTGAAAACTTTTTGTTGTCTGCCATTGCTTTACTCCTATCTATGGGGCATTTCTGCCCCCATAGAGTTTATTGATTAAGAAACGGAATTGTACTTGCGGATTGCTTCGGCCTGTAAAACGGCATAACCACGGCGGATGTTGGCAAAGATACCTACTTGACCGTTAGCCATGTACAGGTAAGGATTACGCTGTACAACCATTCCAGGGGTTTCCACAACACCAAAGTAATTGAAGTTGGCAAAGATAACGGGGGTCAATCCGGTTGTATTCTCATCCATATCATCACTCACATAAGCAGGGAAGCCGAAGAAATCGCCACCCATAGGAGTATTGATAAACGAGAAATTATTTCCGGAAATTCCCTTACAATACCACTTCACTCCGTTTTTCATGAGGAAACCAGCCTCACCGGTTACCGCATATCCATTGCTCAACTCACCAATACAGCGTGAAAGTTCAGCGGCAGTAATAACGGCGGTGGTGCCAAAGGCAGTACCAGCGGTAGCACCGGCAACGATAACGGCGGTTGCCAAATCGTTTTCAGTACCGGCTTCTACGCGACCCAAAACGCCAGCCATCCAAGATTCCCAGTTGCTGTTTTTAGCAGCCATGAACTCTTCTGAGACTTTCAAGTAGGTGGTGTATTTTGTCAACGCGAGATTAACCTGTGCGATGTTACCAGTTGTGTCATTGGTATAGGCAGCGGATTCAGCGGTGCTGGTAAAATCTGCATACCGGGTATCTTCCTTCGGGATGAGAATATGGTCGGCTTCGGTCTGGAAGACCTGGCAAGGCGCTTGACGTACCCAAGAGGCAAGATCACGTTTAGCGATAATACGATTCAATAAAGGATCAGGAACAGCGTATCCGCCTTCAGCGCCCTCGGTGAGGTTCGTCACGCCAGAGGTCTTAGTCCAAGATGAACCTGGTTCGATCAACTCTCGGTTAATCTGTCCGGTTTGCATCCATGACTTAAAGGCTCCCATGCCTTCATCTGAGTCATTGGTAGGCTCAGTCGTATGATACTCAGACGCTTTAAGAGCGCCTTTTTTCTTCAGCTCTTCGACGGCTTCTTTTGCACCTTCGGCTTTTGCCTCATCAATGGCTTTTTGCTGCGCTGCTTTAGTCGCCAATTCTGCAAGTTCCGCGTCCCGAATAGATTTCACGGCGGCGGCAACTTCTTTTGCAATATCAACTGTTTGATCTGACATTTTTATTACTCCTTGTTTAGTTTTGTTTGTATCATCCTCAATCGGCAACGCCGCCTGATCGGATGTTAGCAACGATTTCAAACTTACGATTGTATTTCTAGGTTCTGCGGGCGTCGGGGTTAAACTAGCCTCACCAACAAACCATGACTTAATCCATGAAACGCCCTTACCCACTAATTCACGTTCTACCAGGTGAGACAACGCGCCGGACGAATAACCTAATTTTCCTTTTTCAGCCATTTCATAAATACGCTGTTCGTATTCATCTCGCATGTTGAGTTGAGTTTCAGCCCACGCGCCCGCGTCTTTGAAAGTAATGACTGCCTTACCGATAACTCGTTTACCCAGCTCTTTGTCTAACCCGTGATGATAGATAACAGGAAGGTTTTCAGGGATTACTAAGTTAGTGTCTTTAGTGAAAAAATCATCCGTTAGGTCGGGATCATCTTTAGTTGAATATCGAACTAAATAACCACCCACCTTGCCATTACCAAGTGCCTTAATTTCGCTTCCAGACAATACGAGTTCGTCATCCATATCTATACTTTTCTTCCCACATATCGCGCCGTTTTCAGTAGCGTAATCATGTATCATCTGTAACCTCTTTTGATCCGACGCGCTATTTCTACTTCCAATTTTTACTTCATCCATAAGCACCTCTTAACGACAAAAGACCCGCCTCAACCTTTCGGATGAAACGAGTCCATGACAAAGCATCGGGACTAAAGCGAGTTACAACGAACTCGCTCTATTTAGTTATAAATAGTATAACACAAGTTTTTATTTATTTGTCAACCTTTTCCATAGCCTGATAGAAATGCGGTTCGTATTCGTTCGTTACCTGGTTGCGGATGTCGTGAATAGCGATACCACCGACACAAACACACCTCATATCCTTAGCGTTGCTTACAATAAATTCAAGATGTTTTTTGTCGACGCTTTCAAGAATAAAATATTTAGGCATTGTTTCAATTAGCATATCTTTACCAGAAGGCGGTAATATGTTTTCCGTTTCCATTTTCTCGATCTCAATCTTTTTATGTCTACCCATTTAAACCTCCTCGAATTTTGAACTAACCGGCTTACCATCAACCATCTTTGTTTGTACCCTCATAACTGTTTCTTGATCCACGCTCTCAATTACCTCAACCAAACACGGTTCATTGCCAGATAACGCTTGTTTACAGATTGATTGTAACTCATTATCCTCTTTGATAATATAATACTTCAAATCGTAAACATCCGCTATTTTCTTCAATGACGGTAACGTCAAATCAGGTTGTTTACATCCAACATAATGACCGTCAAAGTATTTATTCTGAGTATTGACAATGGATCCATAACCACCGTTATTTATGACAAAAAACTTGATAGGCAACTTTTCTCTTTTGACAACTTCCAACTCTTGTACGTTCATCTGGAAGCCACCGTCACCGGTTAAGCAGATCGTTCGCTTACCCGTGGCAATACATGCTCCGATAGCCATAGGCTCTGACCCCATAGCGCCCAAAGCACCGGCAAACGTGAACCGCTGCCCAAACTTGACCTTCCATGCCTGGAATAAATGACACACTCCATTACCAGACATTCCAGGTGAGATAATATCATCTTTGGTGCATAAGTCGGATAGAGTTGAAATTAGTTTATAGTTATTTATCATTTATTTTCTTTGTTATTGTCTGGTGAGGTTTTATTTTCCGTACTCACTTCGATATCCAAATAAGTACCGTCGTAAATATGCTCTGTATATTCATCAATTCGCTTCATCAGGTCAAAGCAGTGTTTTGGAAGCGCATAATTCCCACCTTTGGCTTCGCCATCGGTATCGTAGGTTGTGGCGCCCAGGATAGAATAAATCAAATCGCAAACATTCCTGGCATACACGTTCCAGATCCACCAAATGAAGCGCTGCTCCTGTGATTCTTTGAAGTGGAGTGTCTGTAATTCAAGCCGTAACCGGCGGTTTTCGTTTTGAAAATACTCAATAGGTGTTTTTTTGTGTTCAACTACCATGTCAATCTGTTGTTTAAGTCGTTTGCGATCTTCTGGTTTCATTTTTTATCCCTTTTCTAAAATGAATATGTTTTGTTT